ACCCACTTATGCAGGTCTAATTGCAGATTTCAGCAATGACCGACTAAACATTCGTCATAACCAAGCCACTCGTGCAACATTCGACGCCTCCGGCAACCTTGGATTAGGAGTTACTCCTAGTGCTTGGGGTGGCTCTGGTGTCAAGGCTTTTGACATTGGCACTGCCGGAGGTATTGCAGGCTCTAGCAGTGATGTTGGTGTTCTTGCAAATGCTTATTACAACGGTTCAAGTTGGATTTATAAAACTAGTTCACTTGCTGCTCGTTATCAAATTTTGGTTGGCACTGGTTCTCACGCTTGGTTCACCGCCCCCTCCGGCACAGCAGGTAACGCTATTACGTTCACCCAAGCGGCTACCCTCACGGCTTCTGGTGAATTTCTTGTTGGTAAAACGGTAGCTACTTATACAACTGACGGCGTTACTCTTGCCGCATCTGGAGGAAGTAATTTTTCAAATACTTCTGCCGCTGTTGTAGCCATAAATAGGAATGGCACAGATGGAAGTGCAATTGATTTTTATAAAGCTGGCACAGGTGTTGGGTCAATTTCGGTTACCGGTTCTGCAACAGCCTACAACACTTCATCCGACTACCGCCTAAAAAACATCACAGGACCAATCACAAACAGCGGTGCATACATTGACAGCTTGAACCCTGTTGAAGGGACTTGGAAAGCTGATGGTTCTGTGTTTGTTGGCTTGATTGCCCATGAGGTGCAAGAAGCAAGCCGCACACAAGTTGCAACAGGCGTCAAAGATGGCGAGGAAATGCAGGGCATGGACTATTCCAACTCTGAAATCATTGCCAACCTGATTGCAGAAATCAAATCCTTGCGCGCTCGCGTAGCTCAACTCGAATCCAACTGAAAGGAAACATCATGTCAGCAACTATCACCTGGACAATCACTCAACTTGATCGTAAAACCTCTAATGGTTTTGTAACTACCGCTCATTGGACTGCTACGGCTGTGGACGGGGAATATTCTGCCTCTGTGTACGCTACCGCTGGCTGGCCTGAAGGTTCTCCCTCTATTCCTTACGAGTCTCTGACACAGGCTGCTGTGTTGGATTGGGTGTGGGACTCTGTCGACAAAGCAGCCACTGAAGCTGCTCTGGCGGCACAGATTGAACTCCAAAAGAATCCTGTGCAAGCCACTGGACTTCCTTGGTAAATTATGGTATGCTCCTGGTTTTAACTAAGGAGTATTTATGATTAATCTTAACCTGTCTGTTGAAGAAGTCCAAGGTATTTTGAATGTTCTTGGGGAACTTCCTTCTAAGTCTGGTGCATGGCCTTTGATTGTAAAGATCAAGGAACAGGCCGAGGCTCAGTTGCCTAAAGAAGAACCCAAAGAGGACTAAATGGAAGACGTAAGCCACAAAGAGATCTATGATCGCTTAGTTCAAGTTGAACAGAAAGTAGATAAAATAGACGCCAACACCAAAGACATGGTAAAAGCCTTTAATGCTGCCTCTGGCGCATTTACGGTGTTGGAGTGGCTTGCGAAGGCTGTAAAGCCTATCCTGATCGTAGGGGCCTTCTTTGGGGCTATATACGCAGCTATTACGCATAAGGTATCACCATGAAAGAAGGCTTATTGAGCGGTAAAGTCTGCCCTATCGCTACCCAAGACATAGAAGTTAACCTAAAGAACAGGAATAACGCTTTTAAGAACTTTGGCTATGGTCCTCCTGATCCTTCGTTGCCTAACGAAGTGTTTTGGATGAAGAAAGCTAAGATGTATAACGCTCCTACTAAGGACGTTAAAGACATGCGTTGTGGTAATTGTTCTGCATTTATCCAAACCCCTGCAATGCTTGAGTGCATCAAGTCAGGCATTGAAGGTAATAAAGAATCCGATAAAGAACTTGCTTATGAAGATCAATTCATGGAAGCAGCTAATCTTGGATTCTGTGAGTTATTTCATTTCCTCTGCGCTGGTTCCCGCACATGCGATGCTTGGAAGTCCGGTGGTCCTATCACTAAGGAGTAATCATGGCTACAAAGATGTCTAAAGGTCAAAAGAAGATCGGTAAAGTAATGCATGAGTACAAAGCTGGTGAACTCCATAGCGGTAGTAAGACTGGACCTATGGTGAAGTCTCGTAAGCAAGCCATCGCTATCGCCATGAGCGAAGCAGGTATGACCAAAGGTAAGAAGAAGAAATGAGATCCATTACAGCAGGTAATAACCTTACCGCTGCAACCCCTACAGTTATTTATACAGTTCCAACTGGCTATTATGCTAAGTGGAACCTTCTGTATGCTCTTAATGGCACTGGCTCTACAAAGTATCTGACTGTTACGTGGCATGACGCCAGTGCAGGAATAGATATAAACATCCTTTATCAATACACCGTTAACTCTAAAGAATTTCTAAAGATTGACGGAGGAGCTTACATGGTGTTGGAAGAAGGTGATTATATTACAGCGACTTCAGAAGCTGGAAGCACTTATACAACTATAGCTACCTTTGAGCAGATAAAGAAAGAAGGAATCTAAATGGCTACGTATCTTGATCTAGTCAATAATGTTCTACGTAGACTCAGAGAGCCTACGGTGTCTTCTGTGCAAGACAACAGCTATTCTAAGATGATTGGTGTCTTTATCAATGACGCTAAACGAGAAGTAGAAGACTCCCATGAGTGGAATGCTTTGGCAAATACGCTAACAGCCACTACTACGGATAGTGTCTTTAATTACGTATTGACTGGCTCAGGACAACGTTTCCGTGTCATTGACGTCCTTAATGACTCCAATAACTTCCAACTGAATTATGCTCCTACTGTATGGATGGATAAACAGTTTCTGTTGGTAGAGTCCGGTAAAGGTGTTCCTGCATACTATAACTTCAACGGTGTGGACTCTAATGGAGACACTCAGGTTGATCTTTATCCTATCCCTAACGGAGCCTATACTATTCGATTTAACCTGATTATCCCTCAAGTGGATCTATCAGCAGATTCTGATCGTGTATGGGTTCCTGACCATCTTGTGAGCATGCTAGCCTACGCTAAAGCCATTGCTGAACGAGGTGAAGATTCAGGTGTATTGTCCTCAGAAGCTTATCAGCTTTATCGTCTTGCTTTGGCTGACGCTATTGCTATTGAGCGTAACCGATACATTGAAGAAATTGTTTGGGTGAATCCGTAATGTCTGAACAATTACTAACTTCCAGCATTGCAGCTCCTGGTTTCATGGGTGTTAACACTCAGGATTCCTCTGTTGCTTTGGAGGCTGGCTTTGCCACCAAAGCTGAAAACTGTGTGATTGATAAGTTTGGACGTATTGGAGCACGTAAGGGCTGGCTTCCTAAGCATAGTGTAAACGCTGATCTTAGCACCGCTAACGTTAAAGCCATCGGTGAACTAATCTCTAATAGTGGTACGTCTTACATTGTAGCTGCCGGTAACAATAAGATATTCAAGCTTAACGGTTCTACGCTAACGGCTCTGACCTATGGTGGTGGCGGTGTAGCTCCTACGATCACTAACGATAAATGGCAAATGGCTCCCTTGAATGGAGTTATGTATCTGTATCAGGAAGGACATGATCCTCTAGTGTTCGATCCTGCGGTGTCTACAACCACGTATAGGCGTGTTTCTGAGAAGACTGGATACCTAGGTACGGTGCAGCAATCTAATTGCGTTGTAAGCGCTTATGGACGCACCTGGAGTGCTTCTACGGCCTCTGATCGTAACACGGTTCAATTCTCTGATTTGTTGTCTGGGCATGTGCTCAATACTGGATCCTCTGGAACCTTGAATGTTGCTCAGGTGTGGCCCTCTGGTGCTGATGAGATTCAGGGGCTTGCTGCTCATAACAATTATTTGTATATCTTTGGTCGTAGACAGATTCTTATCTATCAAGGTGCAAATGATCCAACTAATATGTCTTTGGCTGATACTGTTAGTGGTATTGGCTGCTGTGCTCGTGATAGCATCAAAGTCACTGGAGATGATATTATCTTCTTGAGTGATTCTGGGCTACGTTCAATGAAGCGAGTGGTTCAGGAAAGATCCGCTCCTTTGCGAGACTTGAGTGCTAATGTACGTGATGATCTAGTGTATGCTGTCTCTATTGAAGACTTGAGCAACATCCGTGCAGTGTATTCAGACAGTAATGCTTTCTATCTCTTGGTGCTTCCTGTCTCTGGTGTTACCTACTGCTTTGACATGAGAACTACTCTGCAAAACGGGGCAGCAAGGACAACCACATGGACATTGGCTCCTACTGCTTTGTTTGCCAACAGAGCTAAAGAGCTTCTGATGGGCTTTGCTGGCTATATTGGCTCTTACATCGGTAATATTGATAATACAACCAATTACCGTATGAGCTACTATAGCAACTACTTTGACTTAGGTTCTCCTACGGCTATTAAGATTCTGAAAAAGATTAGTTTCACCATGATTGGTGGCAACGGAGCTGACGTTATCCTTAAATATGGATTTGATTATAGCTCTAACTACAATTCTCAGTTTATTCAGCTAGGGGACTTGAATCCTGCTGAGTACGGTATCTCTGAATACAATATTGGAGAATACTCTGCTGGTATTGTCTTTGAGAATCAGAAGATTCAGGTGGGAGGCGCTGGTAACATCATTCAGCTAGGGATTGAGACAGTTATCAGTGATTTTGAATTGTCTATACAAAAGATTGACGTATTCTGTAAAGCAGGAAGGACTCGATAATGAGTAACTATGTAAAGAGCACTAACTTTGCTACAAAGGATAGCCTAGCATCAGGTAATCCTGCAAAGCTTATCAAAGGCACAGAGATTAACACAGAGTTTGATGCTATCGCTTCTGCGGTGGCTTCAAAGGCTGATGCAGCTAATTCAATTTTAACAGGAACTACCACAGCAGCGGCTCTCACTGTGACTGGTACGTTTACAGCCACCGTTGACGGAGGGACTTACTAATGGCACTCACAGCAGAAGAACAACAGGCTATCAGTGGCCTGCTTAGCGGAGGCGTAGGAGCACTGGGTACACTAGCTGCTGCTAACTACGGCGCTAACCAACAGAATGCTTTAGCTGATAAGCTGCTTGCTGCTGGCAACAGAGCCGCTGAAGCTGCTCAGTTTCGTCCCGTAGGTGTTACCTCTCGTTTTGGCACTAGTGGGTTCACCTACGATGACAAGGGAAGGCTCACTGGTGCAGGTTATCAGGTTGCTCCTGACATTGCTGCTCTGCGTGAGCGGCTCATAAGTCAAGCAGGTACTAGCCTGGGTCAAGCCGTTGGTGCAGCCGGAGAGATTGCTCCTGTTGGTAAAGCTGCTCAGAGCCTCTTTAACCTCGGTGGTCAATACCTTGCTACATCGCCTCAGGCTGCTGCTAAGTCTTGGATGCAGCAACAACAGAACCTTCTGCAACCTGGACGTGAACAGCAACTATCTCAGTTGACTAACCAACAATTCCAACAAGGTCGCCTAGGCTTAGGTGTTGGTGGAACCTCAGGTGCTGGCGGTAGCGTGGCCATGGGTGCTTCTAACCCTCAACTACAAGCTTACTACAATGCCTTAGCGCAGCAGGATGCTCAGTTGGCTGCTAATGCAATGCAACAAGGACAACAACAAACCTCCTTTGGTGCGGGTTTGTTCAATACTGGTGCTGGTCTGTTGAATCAGGTTCCTCAGTATCAAGTCAATGCTTTGGCTCCGTATACTAACTACTTTGCTGGTGCTTCTGCTGCGGAGTCCTTGGGTCAGAATCCGATGGATATCTCCTCTG